TTTTCTTTTAGTTCATCTAGTGATTTACTCATGCTACTCTCCTTTCAATTTTATATATTGAACCATCTTAGGTTCTTTAGCTTGAGACATTTGTGCAGGTAGTTCTTTCAAACCATCCCAACAAGATTGTCTATATGAACAAAATGTACAGTTTTTATTTAGTACCATGTTACCTGTAGGTTTACCCCTAAAGGTTTCAGGTTCAGGTTCAAAGCACCGTACTAGCTCCTTTGATTCAGTTGCTTTGATATTCTTCTTTATCTTATCGAGTTCTTTATCCATATCTATGTTAGCAGGAACATATTTGAATTGACCATTAGCTTTGTTAACAACCCACCAACCACCTGCTTTGTAGCCTGATGCTTTTGCATAACCTGCGAGTTGTCCTACGTAACCAAAGCTATCGCCTGAAGCTAACGACTCATAAGAATCAAACTTATACTTATAAGACCAATCAGATGCAGACTTAATATCGTCAACTGCTCCATCAACAACTAAGTCATAAGAGCCTGATATAGTATTATCGTCATCAATTTTAAGTACTACATTGTCACTGTCTTTGTATTCGACATTAGCTTCTGTAAGTAATCCTTTGAATACTGATTCAACTATATCACCAATCATCATGTTCATAACAAACGTAGTGGGTCTAGGTAGTGCAGTCTCAGGTCTATTCTTTTCAAACCATAGTTGACATGAGGGTCTACCTATATTGGACATACGTAACCTAAACCCATCTCGTTTATTACCACCTGCAAACTGACGTTTGAGTGACTCCTTTATTTCTTCGCCTACACGATTAATAGTCTCATCACTCATTGATGTCAAACCCTTAGAAGCATTTTCTAAGTATTGACTAATTGCCAATTCACCACGATGTTGCATTAGGCTACCTCTTCTTCTATATCAATGAAGTCACCAACTACAGAGTTATCCTCATCATCATACTTCTGATTTGCCTGAGCATCCCATTCGTTAATGATGTAACTGTTGTAGTTCTCTACCCAAGCTAAAAAGTTAGCAAAGGTTTCTTGGTCAGCATCAGCTAATTCAATAGTATTACTAATGTCTAGACTAGCAGTAGGTAGATAAAAACAATTACCATTTGGTAACTTTCTTTCTTCAGTACCTACTGTGATACTATGCTGAACAGGAAGTCTCTTCATCTGAGATAACTTGGTAAAAGGTATGCCCATTATCTTAAAGGCATCTCTGTTATCAATCTCCCATATAAAAGGTTGACTATCTACTTCAACAGGCTCGCCCTTCTCATTTGTGGCATTGACTAAATCAACCATACCAAACACAACACGTACACGTTTTATCTGCTTGATAAGTTCCTGTGTCTTCTCAGGCAATGATTTAAAGTCTTGTATATATCCTGATGGTTTGCCACAATTAAACCCACCCTGATTGTCTTTCAAGTCTATATTAAGATTGTCTGCCATAAGTGTCTTATGATAAGTACCCATAGGCTCACCTGCTTTTGCAGACATATTCTTAACAAATCTCTTATACATAAATCTTTGTATAAAAGGTCTTATCGTTGCAGAGGTTGCATAGACTGCCTTATCGTCAGGTATGTCCAACTTATATGTACCACCTTGAACGACTTCTACGTTCATAGACTTTCCTTGCACTTCTGCTTCACCCATTATAGGTGAATGGTTTATCTTCAATCTAGGTAAGGTGTTTGACTTCTTATCACTAGTTGTAGTTTCTCCTGCGATACCCATAGCTTTTGCCATTGCGGCATAATTATTTGTATCTATTGTAACTAAATCACTCATATGTAATTTCCTTTCTGTTAAAGTTATATTGTTATATCATATAACGTCTTTGGTGTCAAGCCAATTATTACCTATTTTTGCTTCTAGTAATAGTGGCACATTAAAATTAATATTAAATTTTTGATTTATGATGTTTAGTAAGTCTTGATTGGCTGAATGTAACAGGAATAATACCTGCTTCTCTTCTTCAGGATGTATGTCAATGACTATTGAATCATGCACACTATTCACAACACAAGACTTCAGATTGGTTAGTAGCCTGTCTATGTGCATAAGTATAAGAGGAACAATATCAGCAGTAGCAAAACTCTGCACAGGATAATTCTTAACCTGTGTGAAGTTAGTTATCTTGCCATTTGCATATCTCTTAGCATCAGGAAATGCAAACTCCCTACCTGAAGGTATCTTTATCTTACCTGTAGTCATAACTTCCTTAGCCAATTTGGTGTGCCATAGTGCAATTCCCTTGTACTTTTCTGTGAAGTGCTTATAATATGTTGCCTGAGAAGGTGTCCTCCCAAATCCTGTTGCTCCATACAAGGGTGCAAACGTGTGTGCCTTCGCTTCTTGGCGAGATGTCTTTTCGCCTGCATCACTAATAACACGAGCAGTATAACTATGCACATCAAATCCATCTTCAATCTCCTTCATAGCAGTTTGGTCTTGTGATAAAAATGCAGCAGCTCTAAACTCTAGCTGTGCAAAGTCAGCTTCAAGTATCTTGCCACCCTTCCAACGTGACACGAATACTTTCTTGACAGGGAATGTACCACCTCTAGGCATATTCTGCATATTAGGGTCAGCACCACTAAACCTGCCTGTCGCTGTCCTGTGTTGTAGTAGTCTCACATGTAGCTTGCCATCAGGCTTGATATGAGTTTGTATGCCTTCAACAAAAGAAGACAAGTAAGTATCAAGTGCAGACAACCTCTGTAAGTCTGATAAAAAGTTCATGGCACTAGTCATATTCTTATGTTTAGCCATAGTATATAATGTGCCTAAGTTAGTCTTGTTGACACTAAACCCATTGGCACTAACCCACTTAGCATTAGGAGCATTGAACTTCAACCCACCTATTACCATTTTATCAGGTATAAATAAGTAGCCAACAGAATCACAAGCATCACACTTGGTAGGTCTAGCAAAAGGAGTTCCATCTTTCTTTACCTTTCTAATATATCCTGTACCTGAACAAGGATTACATTGCTCTGCCTTAGTCTTGTACACAATAGTTGATTTAGTAGCCACAGTTTGCTTATAGTCTGTATTGTCCATGTAAGGTGTAAAGCTATTTGCCCATAGTGCTTTTTCTAGTGGCTTTCTACTGTAAATAACCCAAGACATCTGTTCAGGACTGTTAAGATTGATAGGTGTATCACCCATTAACTCTTTGACTTGTTTGTTTAGTCTCTTTTCTATGTCTTGTTTCTCTTGCTCGAACTGTACACGTACTGAATCCAAAGCATCCTTGTCAACAGTAAACCCACGTTGATATATTTTAGCTAGGGTTGTGGCAACCTGATTAGTAAATAATACTGTTTCCATAAGACTAGCATTGTCAGTAGTATTAAGTCTTCTATAAATAGAATCACTCAACTGTTGCGTAGCTTTTAAGTCAGCAGATAGATAATCTGATAACTCTTCGTGTGGTATCTCATCAACAGATGTATGGTTTTTGAAATACTCTTTCATAGTGTCTTGCTTCTTTGTGTCTAGGTCATGTCTTATAGCACATGCTTCTAGTGACAATGGTTCTTTCTGACCACGTTGTAATATATACTCACCCAACATGGTGTCAAAGACTGTGCCATCATACTTGAAGCCACACTCCCATAACCACAGTAAGTCGTGAACAATGTTATGTCCAATCAATACTGTAGCTTCGTCTAGTAGTTCTTGTACACCTGTGAAGTCATCTCTGTACAAGTATTCCTTACCTGTGTCTGTCAAACATCCCACCATGACAAGTTTATTGTCAGCTTCAAATGGGTCAAGGTGTAACTTACCACCTCTATGTGTAACAGTATTCTCTACATCAAGTGTTAACTTCATGCTGTATACCTCGCTGTCTTGTAGTCAAGTTCGCAGTGAACTGTGCCATGCCAACCTGATAACTTATTCTTTACAATATTAAGATGTCTCTGTACATCTTCCTCGTCTTGTCCTTCTACTTGTGGGTTCTTGGCTATCAATACCATCAAGTCTGCTTCTGCAGCTTTTCCTGTACGTGAGCCTTCCATCATAGCTTGGTTTAGTACAATCTTACCTTCAGCTTCAGCAGATAGCTGAGACATATAAAAGACTGCACAATCATACGTCTTGGCAATCTGCCTAGCATGTATTGCATTAGCCTTCAATGCTTCATCAGGTCGAGAGAATCCACCTGTCCTAGCAAACTTATCTCCCATGTCTAATACTAGAATGTCAGGCTTGTATGCCTTACACACACTCTCAACCCATGCCATGTCACGATTAGATGCATCACGTATCTTGATATTATCAAAGACAGGTTTGTATCTAGTCTGTGCTTGAGCAGGATTGTTCTTGACTTCTTGTACAGTCATGCCTGTGGCTGCCGTCAAGTATCTTGCACCAACTCTGTGATAACCTTCTTCGTTACAGAGTATGACACACTTAGCACCTTGATGTGCAAATCCGTTTGGACTAGCTATCAGTGATGCATGGAAGGATGTCTTACCTGTGTTAGGTCTAGCACCAACCTCAATCAAGTGACCTGCATTGATACCATCTAGCTTACGTGTTAGACTAGGTATGTTGAATGTCCATCTAGCTTCTAGGTCATTCTTAGCAAGCAATGTCTCAATAGAGATGTCATCCCATTCTATATTGAGGTTAGGTGTAAAATCATCCCCATACAACTCAAGAAGATTTCTAAGGGGTTCAAGAGAGGATTTAGCACCATTAACGTAGTCAAAGCCAAGATTGGCAATGTCTTCACCAACAACTTGCTGAAACAATTTAGATAGTACTTCTTGTGCGATGTCACTTCCAAGTGGTTGCTCCTTCTTGATTGTATTAAACAGAGCAGAGTATCCCTGCTTCTGTGCAGTAGTCATTGATGGATTGTTAGCTAAGAACAATGCTTCTATCTCATCAGGTGTTACTGTCCTCTCATATATATCTATTGCTTTATCGAGAGTTTGTTTAATCTTACGAACATCCTTACTGAATAACCTGTCAGGGCATTTAGCACCTCTGTGGTCATCGTAGAATGTTTTATCCATAAGACTTCGTATTAATGATAATTCCATGTTGTTACTCCTTTGGGGTTAAGGTCATTAAGTTTTCCATATCGACAGGTGTACGATATTTTAAGTCATCTGTCAATCTAATTATTTTTATATCCTTTACGTAGGCTCTTAGTTCTTTTGCAAATGACAATGTCTTAGGTAAGGCATCAGGGTCAAGTGCTATGATTGCTGTTGAGAATCGTGAGAGATACTTCTTATGAGACTCTGCCAATGACGTACCCAACACAGCTACCCCAACTAATACATCACTACCTACCACAGATGCACTAACACAATCCTCAACAACAACTGCTACCCTACCACATCCATGAACAAAAGGCAAGTTACTTTTTCCATATCGTTTCCATTTAGGCAATAACTTTGTTACTGACCTACCAACTGCATCAACGATTATATCATTATGCTCGACAGGAAACACAACTCGCTTGTCCTTGACATCGTAGTGTAGATTCAATTTGTCACAATCTAAACCCCACAGTTCACAGAAGTCCATGACCTCTTTCCTGTGATTATGTGACACTACGTACTCAGGTAATATAAATTCTTCTTTATCAAAATCTAATATATCATCTGTAATTGCATCACGAATATCATCTACAGATAAATGCACACGTGTCGAACCTGATATTTTACAAGTAGACTTATAACAATTCCATAGTAGCTTACCCATATTGTTAGTAGCAGTAAAGGTTTTATATCCGTTACAATTAGGACAAGTAAGTCTTTTACTTTCTCCTACACTTAATTGTAAATCAGTTACATAGTTATAAATATTCATTTGTATATCTCACTTATATGTATATATAGTATTAGTTGTTCGGCACGTACCCTGTGCTTATAACATACTTTTCACGAGTTGTCAATGCATTTTCAGCAGAAGCATACGTATTTTTCATGTAAGGTTTCACACTATTGGGGTTAGCATGACCTGTGACAGACATAATCTGACCCATAGATACACCTGCTTCTACCATCTCAGTAGTACCTGTCCTACGTAAGTCAGCTATTCGTAGCTCATTGGGCAGTCCACAGAGCTTCATTGTCCTTCTAGCTACTTTGGATAGCCTGTGAAGAGAATAAGGCTCATAAGACCCCCTAATCGCAGTTGGGTAAGGTGCAACATAGGACTGAAAACCATACTCTTCCTTCTGCTGTTTAAGCATTTCTAATAAGTCAAGAGAAATTGGCAGGTGTACTACACTTCTTCTCTTTGACTGTTGCAAATTTAGCACACTTTTATCAAAATCTATGCTAGAAAACTCTAATGTTCTCATATCTCCTACTCTCTGACACCATTCGTATGCCATTTGTACAATTAATCCTATGTTTCTGTACTTGAAATCGCTATAAGCATAGTCAAGAAATTGACACACTTGTTCCTTTGTCCACACAACTTTCTAGTTTGTGTTGCCTTTCGTCTAAATGTAGCAAAAGGATTTGATTCAACGTAACCCCATCTCCATAGCAAATGAGTATAATTTTCTTGCTACAGAACATATATGATTAGCCATAAAGATACCACGTTTTAGCCACACTTCATAGGCTCGTCTAGCTTTAGCACCTGACAAGTTTTTCAATTTAGTTGTTGACAATTTTTTGGTGTCTACAGATGTGTCTAACATAACACCTAAGAAGTATTTATAATCTACTTTAGTTTTATCTGCTAACATATTGAAATCACTAGATAAATAGTACTCGTCTATTAGTTTTTTAACTGTTAGTATTGTCATAATTAATCCCTATGTCCATATGGTTCTACATCACCACCCATGCGAATAATACAGCCATTTGGTGCTAAGTCGCAGTTAGGATAACTGAAACAAGCTAGGTGTAAATCCTCAAACTTGTGTGCTATTTGTGTAGGTGTGTCAGCATGAAGATAATTAGTAACAAAATCTTCTATGCCTTTACTGTGCTCATGTCTTGTATAAAAATTTATATGAGGCTGCCTTACACACCATCTTCCTGTAGTCCAATAATATAGATACTGTATACTTGCTATGTTAGCTATGTAAATAAAACTTGCTGACATACATACTTTATATCGCAACTCTTGCTTTTTTAGGTAATCTAAAACAAACTCTAAGGATTCATTTGTATCTCGTCTATATATCTTTTTACCCTTTGAGTTAGTTCTAACATATTTCCACTCACTTGTACTCATAACTCCCACTCCATCTGCAATAGTGTCCATGTTCGCACTCAACTTCAGCACCTACTATGTTAGCAAGTCTATGTTCCATTCTATC